ATTGCAATCAGAATCATCTATCTAAAAAATTCGACTCCATAAATATTTCACCATGATACAGCTAAATCCACTAAGCGTTATTAAGAAACGAAAGTTGAGTTCTTTACCTAAGCATTTTTGTAAGGTAAAAATCCAAGACTTCGATCTTAGTCAAGGAAAACTGGAAAACTGGATTGTCGCTAAATTAAGCGGAAGATACAGTATTGTTAAAATCCCTACTGTAGAAGAAAACAATTCTCTTTCAGTTAGTACCTTTGTAGGATTTGAAACACATAGTGAGCTGACTTATTTCATGTTAGCTTGCCCACATTTTAGGAGAACATAATGGAAGAACTAGCAGCAGCAGTAGCAGAAAATCAAGCCAAGGAAGCAGCGGCAGCACCGCAACAAGCACCGCAACAACCAGCAGCAGATTTAAACATCAGTGACTTAGTAGCAATTAAAAGCATTTTAGAAGTTGCAAGTCAAAGAGGAGCGTTCAAAGCAGCAGAGTTAGAGGCAGTAGGTAAAACTTTTAATAAGTTAAACAACTTCCTAGAATCTGTTAGCAAAAAGGAGGCTTAAGCCATGGCAGGACCAATGAAGCACATCGGAAAGATGAAAAACACTGGAGTAAAAGTCTTAGTGGCTTTTAGAACAGTCCCAGGCGAATCAGACCAAGCACTTGTTATTCAAGCTGCTAATTTGCCAGATGCACAGCATGATGCAATCATGACACTAGTAGAAACAGACCAAGCACAGGATGTTTTTGAATTTGGAGAAATCTTGTTCACTCGTCCGTTCCCAGATGGTCGACCAATGTTAAGAGCATTACAGTCAGAAGGTAGACTTTTAAAAGTTCCAACTGATTTGGTTGTTATGACTCCAACAGTTAATTCTGAAATTCCACTAGATCAACTTAACGTTCTAATTGCTGAACAAAGAAATTGTACAGTTGACGATCTAGCAAGTTTTGTGTCAGGTGGACGAACAACTGATGCTAAACCAACCGAAGCAAAAGTTGAACCTAAGAGTGCAGAGACATTACAGGCAAATACTAACGAAGTATTAACTGACAAAGACATTGCTAAGAACTATCGCAGTCAAGCTGATGCAATGTACAAAGAAGCAGCAAGACTTCGTAAACAAGCAGATGAATTAGATCCACCTGCTAAAAAGACAAAGAAGGTAGAAGAATCAGCTGATGCCTAATCCGTTGTTCAGACCGCCCAGGCATCTTGTCAAAGAATGGCCTGAAGTATTCGAAGATTTATATATGAATACGATGCCTGTGGCATATCTAGAACACGTCCATTTACAGTTTCGCAATGGAAGAATTTGGCAGATCGATATTAAAGAACAGCTAACTGATGAAGATGCCGATGCTGTAGCAGACAAGCTCTTAGAAATGCTACAGGAATATAAAGAAGATATTCAAAAAATAGATTTTAAAATCGACATAGATCGATTAAAAAAGGACATTACGGATTCTACTCAAAGTTTGTTCTAGTATTTCCATAATGAATTACAACTAACTCACTGTTCTTTTCGAACATTCTCCAAGGGTCGACTACAATCGACCCTTTTTCTATAGTGCAATATAGTTGCTGTTCTTTTCCTTTTCCTAGATATGTAACAGAAGAATTATGAGCCATTAAGACAACACCGTGTACGTTAGCAACATTGTCGCCAGTTAAAGGATCAACATAAACAGGTTTGTATCCCATCTGTTCGCAATAGTGTCCTACAAGCAAACTATAACTTCCGTCACAGTAAGAAACGTTTGGCTTATAGGCTTTACCATGAATAAAGATATCCATGTTATTTGACTTAGCGTGTTTAACTAATTCTTTAGCTAGGTTTTCTGCTTGAACTTCTCTGGCGTTCATTATAGCGTCAAACATGTCATATCCAAGATCAAGTCTTTCTGCTAAGAACCTTAAAGCAATATTATCTCTAGGATGGCATGCTCCAGCATCGCCCATTCCTGCTTTCATATATTGAGGTCCCATAATACGCATAGTGCTCTTTGCTAGTGCATTTGTAACAACGTCAACATTAATGTTTCCTTGTTTAACTGCAACATCTTGAATCATGTTAACAAGGCCAATTTTAGCACTAATAAATGTATTGTAAAAAACTTTAATGCACTCGCATTCGTCCCAAGTACCAATTTCGTATCGAGGATTGTTTTCCATTATTGTTTTATAAAAATCTACAAGCTCTTTAGCATCGCCTGTTAAATTTCCATCTTCCGTGCCAATCATTACCATTTCTGGATTAACCATGTCCCATCCAACGCTTCCCATTGCTATTAGATACGGGTTATAGATAAATCTAGAATTTTTAATTAGTGGAACAATCTCGCCTCGTACAGTACCAGGTAATACTGTTGAGATTAAAACTAACAACTGGTTGGACTTTAAATTAGCATCAATATTGGATACACATTTTTTAACTATGTCGTAGTTAAAATCTTTTGGAGAAAGATGAGCTGTTGGATAACTTCCGTCGTATTCTTTATCGTGAGGTGTAGGTACTGCTATAAAGATTATGTCCCTATCTTCTACACAATCCTTAATATTGTCAAACACTTTTACCAAACTACTTTGTCTACTAACAACATCAAACCCTGTGACGTCATGCCCCTTAGATGCAATAACTTCTGCACATGGCATACCAAGTTTACCTAATCCTACAAAACCGATTTTCATCTTATCTCCTTAAGCTCATTATTTACACCAATAAATACTGCGTGATTAAAATTCAAAACGCACTTTTCGATAATCCATTTCTTTCAAATCAAGAGATAACATCTTTCGTTGTTTTGTTCGACGAAGTTATTCGAGAGAACGTACATTTCCACAGGTTAAGAAAATTAAAATACGTACACGGGTTATTGAAATATCCAGAACGATGGCAATTAGATTTAGACCTGTTTAGTTTTATTAAACCTGAGCTTCTTCAACAGTTAAAAAATAAAGAAATATTCTTTATCTTCGATGCTAGCACAGAGGGATTTAGTCCTTTATTTGAAACTCCGTTTTTTGAAATACTGTATAACAATTGCCAGTTGCATAATGTTGACCCTAGACAAATAATCTTTGTTAGTTCTAATCTTTTAGATGAACAAAACTTAGCTCGTTTTTGCCAGCTAAGAAATATAAAAGAAAAAATTAATGTATTCTCGTTTGTCGGGTTTGAATATTCGATTAATCATCGACACGGTTTTATTAATACTGAAAATTACCTTAACGATAAAATTAAAACAGTTAGTAAAACATTTAAAGACAAATATTTTTCAAGTCTTAGTAGATTAAATCGCCCGCATAGAGCACTTGCTACCTTTTTGCTGTGCCGAGAAAGTATTTCTAAAAAAGCTCTAATCAGTCACGACGTCGTAACTAAAGATTATGTAAAATACATACTACAAGATTATAATCAACAAGATGTAGAATCTTGGATTGCTCAACTCCCGCTAGTCGTCGATAGACAGGACTTTAATATAAACTGGGCATTAGATTCTAATTATTCGCATATTCACAACCAAACACTTTTTCAGATTGTAAACGAAACTGAAGCAAATAATAGATTTGACTCGGCATTATTTTATAGCGAAAAAACATTTAGACCTGTATCTGAATTACAGCCTTTTATTATTCACGGTCAGCAAAATGCAAACAAGTCTTTAAAAAGTATCGGTTACAAAACTTATGAAGATTGGTTTGATTATAGTTGGGATAGCGAACCTAACGATACTATTCGATATACGCAATTGTTGGAATCTGTTAAAGATCTATGCAGTAGATTAGATTCAATGACACGCGAACAAAAAATAGAATGGCGTTTTAAGAATTCCAAAGTTTTAATAGAAAACTACAATATCTTGTTTCACAAAAAGTTTAGCAAAAATAAAATGTTTCAATTTTTGTCCGAGCTTATAAAAGCGCAATCAAAGTAAAAATCTTCCATTTCTGGAAAGGTTTTTCTAAAATCTGTACCACGTCTTCGGTCATATTCACTAAACCAATTAAAGAAGTCTCTTTTGCCTTCTAACAGACGTTCCTGGGTGTAAGTGGTCGTTTCCATGTATTTTACAACTCTTAGGAATTTTTGGTACTCTAAGTCGTTGAATTTAAAGCGGTTTTTATCGTCTAAATTGGCTAAAAGGTATTTTAGATGGTTTTCCATGTACGGCATAAACTTGTCTTTAGGCAATAAATTTATATCGTATTGCAGCGGTTCTTTTAAGTACGGAGTATCGAATCGGATACGCTGCCATTTATTTTGATTATCTGTATTATACTTTACTCTCCATTCCAAAATCTTTTCTAACAGATTTTGAAAAGTAGTTACTGACAGTATATTAAAAGTAATCATAAAAGTAATCGGTAGCGTGGTTTTTGTTAGATAGGTATCTAAATTCTTTTCCCATACTTTTAAATCTAAACCGGTACGAATATATTCTGCCGCTGGGCCCCACGTGTCAATACTTGTAAAAACTTTAAAATCCTTGATGCATTTATTAGCAATAAGAGAATTTATTTTTTCTACTAAACGATCAATTAAAACCGGCTTAACTCCAAAGTTAGTATTGATGTTTAACTCTAAATTAGGCAACGGATTTTTAGCAAGGTCGTCTAACAACTTCCATGTACTTTGTTGCAGCAATGGTTCACCGCCGGTGATTCTTAGGATTGTTAAAGTTTTACTGACTTCGGGCCACCACTTCCACCAAGCTTCTACATACGGATTAGTTTCTTCTTCGTATATTTGAAACCAGTCAATATCGTTACGATGATTCTTAACCATATCGTAAGGACCAAAGTCTTTAATTTCTTTGTAGTATGCAGAACTGTGTTTAGGATGGCAATATCCGCATTTAAAATTGCACTCGTTGCCAAAGCTAACTTCAATGTATTGAGGATTTACATTAGCTAGGGGTGCTTCCTTAATATCGTTGAATCGTTTTTCTGTATAGATGCTTGCATTACGTTCGTGCCTATCGCTAATATACTCATCACCTAATGCTTCAATATTCCAGCAATAATTACACCCACTGGGTTTTTCTCCTTGCAGCATACTAAATCGTTCGTCTTTTTTCTGATTGGTATTATGTAAAGCCGATGGATCAATCGCAAGTTCTAGCAAAGGAATTTCGTGAGGTGCAGGATGGTAACAACTATGTGTCTGTCCTGTTTGAAGATAGATAGTTGTGTGATGCCATTTAGCCATACAAAACGTAGGACTAATCTCATTCATTATAGGGATAAACTTTTTAATCCTTGCTTGGTCGTCCATCGAACTGTTCCTTTAGCCAATCGAAATCATTTATCTTTTTTAATGCTTCGAGATTTGTTTTATGCTCTTCGCCGTATTTTCTACCAGCAAGTGCTCCGCCAATAGCATATTCATTACCTACACTGCACCATGTGTCTAAACGTTTTTGTGTTTCTTCCTCATCTTGTCGATCAATAACTCGACTAGCTAATTTACAACACTCTCTAAATGCTGATCTCCATGTGCTAAAAGGATCAGTATTAAACACAGTAATATTTGAAATTCGTCCAACGGGTTTAAAAAGATTCGATATACTAGTAGTCATATCTGGTTTTGTTAAATCCATGTCGATGGTCATCTGTGTTGGTAATAACTTAACACCGCCATACCCGTAGACTAAACCATTAATTGGATTTAGACTTTGCCACACGTGGACTGTGTGTATTTCTGGATCTTCGTAATCAAAATTAAAGGTATCTACAATCCTAGCATCGCCGTCCACTACCCAAAACATTTCGCTTTTTACACGCTTTGCTGCTTCAATGTGTGCTTGATGTATTCCCTTAACACCAGATACTCGTTGTGCTCTAGGAAATTTACTTTTTAAGTTATGCCAGTTTTCGTCAGCATTGGGTTCGTTGTAAGAAATAAAAACAATGTCAAAGTTTGATCCTACAGATTTAGGATCACTGGCAGTAATATCTATTTCTTTTTTGTTAATAAAGAATCGGTACTTAAATTCTTTGTTTGTAACTGTGGTGGTTTTAGGAAACAAACAAACACCATTAAAATGATTACCGTTTTTAAAAACGTGTACGTATTCTAAGTCCCACTTAGT